TGATCGAACCGCTGGAGCGCAGTGCGTTGAGCATCCCGCCCAGTGCGTAGAACACCCCCGCCAGCACAAACATGACCAGTTTGATCCGCTTGACCGAGATCCCCGCAAACTTTGCCGCGTCCTGGGACAGCCCGACCGCCTGGATGTGCAGCCCCAGCTTGGTTTGATGCATCACCAGGTAGACCGCCGCGAAGAGCACCAGGGTCAGAATCACCATCACCGGCACCGGCCCCACCGAGGCGGTGACCACCTTGACCACCGGGTGATCCCGTACCCACAGGCTGCTGCCGCCGCAGTACGCATACTCCAGGCCCTGGGTCAGGAACATAATCGAGATGGTCGTAATAAAGGAGCTCAGTCCCGCGCAGGCCACCAAAATCCCGTTGAGCAGTCCGAACAGCGCCCCCGCGCCGATGCTGACCGCCGCCGCCAGCAGCGGACTGCTGCCGTTTGCAATAAAGCCGCAGAACAGGGAGGCGGAAAGCCCCACGATACCGCCCAGCGAGAGATCGCTCTCACCGCTCATGTTGACGAAGGTCACGCCCAGGGCGATAATCAGCGTCGGCGCACTCTGTGTAAGAATATTGATCAGATTGGTCCCCGTCCGGAAGCTGCCCGAGAGCAGGCAAAACACGGCGATCAGGACCGCAAAGGTAAGCAGCGAGCCCCACACATCAAAGAACTTTGCCAGCGTCATGCCGGTCCTGTCCGCTCTCTTTTTATCCATGCTCCCGTCCCCCCATCGTCAGGTATACGATCTCCTCCCGGTTGGCCTGACAGGACACCTGCCGCGATACGACCCGTCCATTGAAAAGGATCACCATACGGTCGCTGATGGAAATCGCCTCGTCGATTTCGGATGACGCCACCACGACGGCCTTTCCCTGACCCGCCAGTTCATGGATCAGGGCGTAGATCTCACTTTTGCCCCGTACGTCGATCCCAACCGTGGGTTCATCGAAGAAATAGATGCCGGAGTCCCCTACCAGCCATTTGGCCACGACTACCTTTTGGATGTTTCCGCCGGAGAGCGTTTTGACGGGGACCTCGGTCCCGGGCGTTTTTACCTGAAGCTTGGCGCAGAACTCCTCTACGGACGCCCGCTCCCGCTTCTGCCGGATCAGGCCCAGCCTTCCGGTGAATCTGCGCAGAAAGGCGATCGTCGTGTTCTCCCGCACGGTAAAATCCGGGACGATCCCGTTTCTCCGCCGGTCTTCCGGGATCAGGCAGATCCCATGCCTTTTGGCCGACCGGGGGCCGGTAAGCCGGATCTCCTTTCCATCGAGGGTGACGGTCCCCGCATCCGTCCCCCGTATGCCCATGATGGCCTCGATGATCTCCGTCTTGCGGGAACCGACCGCTCCGGTAAGCGCCAGGATCTCTCCCGGCCTTACCGCAAAGGACACGTCTTCGATCAGTCCGCGCACGCTGAGATGCTCTACCTTCAGCACAGGCTCCTTGCCTTCCAGCGCGGGGTCCATCGGCCGATGCTCCCCGCTTCCCTGTACCACGCCCACCATTTTATAGACGAGTTCTTCCTGTGTGATTTCTCCCAGCGGCCAGGTGCCGGTGTAGACGCCGTCCCGCAGTATCGTGACATGGTCACAAATTTTGAACAGCTCCTCCAGCCGATGGGATATGTAGATGATCGTGATCTCCCGCTCCGCCTTGCACCGCCGGATGGCGTCGAAAAGCGCATCGGTCTCGGAGGCGCTCAGGCGGCTGGTCGGCTCATCCAGAACCAGTATCTTGGGGTTGCGGTACAGGGCACGGACGATACAGACGATCTGCTGTTTGGCCACGGACAGCTCGGAAATCTGGGCTGAGGCGTCCACAACGCCGGGCATGAACCCATCCAGCGCCTTCTGCGCCTCGCTGGTCATCCTTGTCCAGTCGATCAGGCCGGCTTTGCTGCGGGGCTCGATCCCGATCATGATATTCTGCGCCACAGTAAAACCGGGTACCAGCTCCAGCTCCTGGAAAATAAAGTCGATCCCATAATCACGGATATTGCCTGCCGTAGACTTGGACAGGCTCTGTCCATGGAGCAGGATATCGCCGGAGGTCTGTTGGTAGACCCGAGCCAGAATCTTGATCAGTGTGGACTTTCCGGCGCCGTTGGCTCCCATCAGTGCATGGATCTCTCCCTGGCCGATCGAAAAGGATACGTCGCTCAGGGCTTTTACGCCCGGAAACTCCATACCGATATTTTGAAACTCCAGGCACGCTTTTTCCGAACTCACGATGAACCTCCTCTTCTATTATCTGACCCAGTCGAGCGACCGCTTGACCGCTTCCCTCCAGCCTGCAAGCAATTTCTCCCGCGCCGCCGGGTCAATATCCGGCTCGAAGGCTCGATCCAATACCCACAAGCTCCGAATCTGTTCCTTATCCTGCCACAGCCCGGACGCCAACCCCGCCAGATATACCGCCCCCATGGGCGTTCGATCGGTGTTGGCGGGCCGCTCGATCCGGCAGCCCAGGATATCCGCGAAGCTCTGCAGGACAAAATCACTTTTGGCCACACCGCCATCCACGCGCAGCGTGTGGATTTTCAGTCCGAAACGCTGTTTCAGCGTATCCATCACATCGTTGGTCTGCAGAGCAATGGACTCGATTGCCGCCCGGCAGATATGGCGCTTATCATGGAACCTGGACAGGCCGATGATCAAAGCCCTGGCTCCCGAATTCCAATGGGGAGCGCCCAGTCCCTGAAACGCGGGCACAAAATAGACCCCGCCCGAATCCTCCACCTGCATGGCCAGCGCATCGATTTCTTTGGGACTGTCCGCGATCCCCAACTGATCGGTGAGCCATTCATTGATGGAGCCTGCTACATAAACGCCGCCCTCCAGCTCATACGTCAGCTCTCCGGACCGGTTTGCCGCGATAGCGGGAAGAATGCCGTTGGCCGGCGGTTCGTAGCGGCCCGTATAGGTCACCAGATTGAGACATGTGCCGATGGTGCACTTGGCCTCCCCCCGCCGGAAACACGTCTGTCCAAACAGGGCGCTCATCTGGTCCCCGATTGAGGCCATGACCGGCAGCGGTTTTTGGAACGCTTCCCGCGGCTCTACCGCAAGGCCGAAGCAGGCGTCACAGGGCCGCACTTCGGGCAGCATCTGTGGCGGGATCCCCATTTTTTCCATGAGAGCGTCGTCCCACTGGTTTTTGCGTACGTCAAACAGGAGGGTCCGTCCCGCGTTGGCCGAATCCGTCAGATGCTCCCGTCCTCCGGTCAGCTTCCACAAAATCCAGGTGTTGATATTGCCGAAACAGATCTCTCCCCGTTCCGCCCGCGCACGCAGGCCGGGGTCCTGTTCCAGCGCCCAGGCGATTTTGCTGGCGGAATAGTAGGCGTTGTTCATCAGGCCGCTTTTTTCCGAGATCTCGTCGGCAAACGGCTCCCACCGCTTTACGATCTCCCCGCTGCGCACACATTGCCAGCTGATGGCGGGCGTCAGCGCCCTTCCGGTCGCCCGCTCCCAGAGGATGGTGGTTTCACGCTGATTGGTGATGCCGATCGCACGGATCTGTGCAAAATCAAATGCTGCTGTAAGCGCGCACAATTTTCGCAAAAAACGCGCTTTCTTTGTCAAAGGTGCGACGGTTGCAACAAAATGCATAAATAAGAGCCGGACGATCCTAAAAAGGTCGTCCGGCTCTTCACTTTTGGTGTTGGCCTAAAGGCGCACGACAGTGCGTTTTCGCTCACATTCCTTGTCAAAAAGACGGGTGATTATCGGTCCAGGAACTCCTCGTCCTTCAGGGTATGCATCAGCTTGTCCCCTTCAAGGGCGGCTTGTGTAAAGCTGTTGTTTTTCCACCACGCAATCAGGGCGGCAATGACCGTCCAGGCCGTGGTGATGATGGTCTCCACCTGCTCGTCCTCGATGGGAAGCGGGGACACCCCCGCCATGCTCAGGCACTGATTAATCAGGGCCAGGAGCAGGATGATGGTCCGGGCAATGGTGCCCGCGCTGATCTTGTTGGTTGTCATGGTATGTACCTCTATTAAATCAAATTAAGCCGGTCCAGCACCACGGCCAGCTCCTGCCGGGTGGCCGGGTCTGTAGGCCGAGTGCCGTCCAGCACGCCCTTGCTCTTGGCCTTTCCCCAGGCCGCAACGGCCCAGTCGGCGGCGGGTGTGCCGATGATCTGGTCAGGCTTCTCCCTGCCGCACAGCGCCAGGAACGCCTCCCAGCCCCCCACGGTCTCCCGGATGGTCCTGGGGCAGTCCTTGCCGTTCCAGCGGTTGTGCTGCACCACGTAGTACAAAGGGATGCCGTACTCACCCATTAGTAGCCGCACCAGGGCGGCGGTGTTGCGCTTGGACGCCTCAAAGTCACCGCCCGCGTTGACACAGATCTCGACGCCAATGCTGGTGGTGTTACCGGGCCCGTCTGCGCCGTCCCCGGCGTGATAGGCCGTCTCACCGTCGGGCAGGTGCTGAACAATGGCGTGGTCGTCCACGGTATAGTGCCAACTCACCTGACCCGCCTCGGCGCTGTCGCTCTTCAGGTATGTCCCGTGGGCCGCCGCATCCGCCGTGGCGGCCTTGTTGCCCGTCTCGTGGATGGTGATGTACCTGCGGGAGTTGACCCCGCCGGGGCGGTTCTTGCGGCCCTTGGCGATGTAGTCCCGCTGTATGGTGATGCCGTTATCCGTGGTCCGGTCGGCCTCCTGGGAGACGGGGCGCAGGTATGCCGCATATACCCACCCCCGGTCCGTCCGGGCCCAACCGTCCCGGAGCTCCAGGACGGTCACCACTGCGCCGTGGCTGTACCCGCCCATCTTGGGGGCATTTTTGGCTGGGGCGCTGCGGATATTCAGCCCAACCTCTGCCGTCACGATATAGTTACCCACAGGCTTGTCCTCCTTCTGCGGCTCATCGCCGCGCTTATAAATCAGCAGCCACGACCGCACCAAGCGGTACTGGCTGGGTGTCAGTGCCTGGCCGGGTCCCAGGCATCCCCTGGAGCTCCACGACCCATCCCAGCGTAGGATGTGTACACACCCGGCCTGCCGCATGGCTGCTACGGCCTCTGCGGAAGTCATGCCCTGATCCTTGACGGAGATCAGGACCACCACCGTGTCGTCTGACCGGAGCCCGAGATAGGTCACACCGTTCCTGGCGAACGTGGAGGTGTTGTAGTCACGGCCGCCGATCACAGCCGGAGGAAGCGCCACCGCATAGTCATAGACGGCGTCCGCCTCGGTGCCGAGGGTCAAGCGGCCGTCCGCGTTGATGCAGATTCCATATTCATGGTAAGCCGGCTCATGCCCCCATTTCCCGGCAACCATAATGGCGCTCTGATGGTCAAATGCACTGATTCCTTGGGCAGGGACGGCTGAGAGCGCGAAGTAGGCCAGGTTCATGGCCGCCACGCAGTCCGGCCCAGCGGCGGTCATGATCTCCGGCCAATCTTTCAGCTTTGCGGTGTTGTCGAAGATCCGGAAGCGGTACTGGTCCTGCGGGAATACACCCAACTTGTACTTACTCATTCTCGTCGGGAGTCACCAGCTCGACCATCAGGCGGCACCGGAGATTGAGGCTCTTGTGCTCGTCGGTCCAGATCTCGCAGAGCTCCTTGTACTGATCCCGCATGGCCTGGAGCCAGTCGTTGAAGTCGTGGCTGAGACTCTGGCGTTCCTCGTCGGTGCAATCGTCCCAGAGGGCCTTGAGGGCCTTGTAGTCAGGAGTGTACTTGGGCCCCAGGGCATAGGAGCCGGCATGGACACCGTTGCCGGCGCGGATGTTGGCGGCAAGCATATCGGCTGCGACGCCGATGTCCTTGTCTTCGTGCTTTGCGATGCTGTAGCATACGGGGGTCAGTTCGTTCCAGTTGATCTTTTTCATGGTGTAATCCTCCTATAAAATCGCATTGTGTAGCGGGGTGTCTCCCCACCCTCCACTGCGTAGCGGAGCCAGTCAAGGATAACGATCATGGGCAGGGACAGCAGGCACCAGAGGGCCCAGAACTGCGGGCAGATCTGTCCCCAGAGGTTGCCGGGCAGGGCGGAGTAATCCCAGATTGCCATGCCAAGCCATATATTGAGCACAAGTCCAGCGGCCAGCTCGGCCGCGACGATAGCCGTACCGCAGATGAGCGCCTGAAGCCACAGGGGGCAGTCCCACGGCAGCTCCGCGCCGAAGCGCTCTAATGGGATGGCCAGCAGGATCGCCAGAGCCAGCATGGTCCAGGAGATGGTCTCCGGCCGGCCGCACAGCGTCTTAAAGACCACCTCCGCAAAGAAGTAAGTGGTCCCGGTCCAGGTCCACAGCAAGAGGCTCAAAACCGCCTTACGCATTGGATGCAGCCTCCAGGATGGCCGTCATGTTGGCGGCCAGATCATCCGGCAGTGCGGAGCCATATGTAATGGCAGCCACATCCTCCAATGTGTCGCAGCGACGGACCCAGGCGAACAGATGGTTGGCATAGGTCGTGTGGTAGAGCTTGTGGGCCGTGGCCGCCTCTCCCATGGCGATGATATCCGCTGCCGGATAGATGGCGCACAACTGCCCGTCCAGGTGGTAGGGGTATCCTGCGGCCCCCTTCTGGACCGCGCCCACGGCGGTGGTGAGGTTGATCTGATCCTCGTCCGTCAGGGCGATATGCCCGGATGTGCCGCTTGGGAGGGTCACGTCGCACCCGGCCACGATGGCGGAGTTGCAGGCGGCGGATAGCCCGGATAGTTTGGCGGACTTTGCGGTCTCCAGCGGGTCCGGTTCCGGGTGGCTGGCGATCCATGCGTCCAGGGCCTCCTGGGCCACCGTGTAGCCGGTCATTGCCATATGGGCCGGCATCTCGTCGGTTTCCCCCACCTCGCTAAAGGTTGGGACGACAAAGCCCACGGCGGCATAAAAGGCTGCGAGGTCCAGACTATCTGGGACCAGGGCGTGCCCCTCCGGAATCGCATCGAACGCGCCCTCCTGGATGGGGGGCCACGCACCGCTCGGATTGGCTGTCATTCTGATGATCTTCATGGTAGGATACCTCCTGTATCTAACTTTGAAGGGAGCCGAAATCAATGATCTATGGGTATATCCGCGTGAGCAGCGACAAGCAGACGGTCGAGAACCAGAGGTTTGAGATCTCCCGTTTCTGCGACTCGAATGGGCTGACGATTGATGGCTGGATCGAGGAGACGATCTCCGGGACACGCAACTATGATAAACGGAAGCTGGGGGAGCTGCTGCGGAACATCAAAGCCGGGGACGCCATCATCTGCTCGGAGCTCTCCCGGCTGGGCCGCAGTCTCTACATGGTGATGGAGATCCTCGCACTGTGCATGGAGAAAGAGTGCCGGGTGTGGACCATCAAGGATAACTTCCGGCTGGGCGATGACATCCAGAGCAAAGTGCTGGCCTTTGCATTTGGCTTGTCCGCCGAGATCGAGCGCAATCTGATCTCCCAGCGGACCAAGGAGGCCCTGGCCCGGAAGAAGGCGGAGGGCGTCCATCTGGGCCGCCCAAAGGGCGCTCTGGGGAAGCATACCAAGCTCTCGGACAAAGAGGATGTGATCCGGTGCCTGCTGGACTGCGGGAATACCTATGCTGCCATTGCCCGCGCCCTGAAGGTAGACCGCTCCACATTGGTCCGGTTTTGCGATGCACGTGGGATAAAACGGCCTGTAAATTGCAGCAGCTTAGCGATATAGCTGATTGTGTGGCGGTTTACGATGGGGTTTCCTGCACGTTTTCTCATTTTGCTTGTCCGCGTCCATCGCTTACGACCGCATGGCGGTCACCAGGATAAGGTTCCCTTTTTCGCCCAAACTTTGGGGGATAGTCAGTATAGGAAGTGCCGGGAGCAGCCAATATTGCGCACAAGGCAGT